TTTGCAGATGTTCCTGCATATCTGATACCATTTACATAGTATACATTTCCATAGTATGGTTTACCATCAACGTAACCATTTATATTTAACCCAACTAAATCAAATACTTGAACTACATCTGTGAGAACTGGTTCGACTGGTTGTGGGTCACGAATAATATCAAAATTAGGAACGAAAGTTGCGTTAACTCCAGTTTCAGTATTCATTCTGATTTGTGGTAGTTCTGTAAATCTACCACTCTTATCAACAGATACTGATTTTATTTTACCAAAAGGATCACAGTTATAAGATAGAACAGTTCCATTGCTTGGTATTATCTCTATTGTATCAACTCCACAATTATGGTTGAAGCCTGGATTTGTAACAGTTACACCTGTAAGTTCTATGATAGCAGGATATTGTGGAACTGTTTGTGCTGGTGGAAGATAACCTTGACCACTATCCTTCACGATTACTTGAACAACAACTCCAGTCAAAGCACCAGTTCCTAATATTGTTTGAAGAACAGCACCACTACCATTATTACACGGATCAATCACTTGAACTTGTGGAGGTATGTTATACCCAAATCCACCACTCACAAGATCGACTGCAATCAAGTTACCATTGACATCTACCACTGGATTCGCACTCGCCCCAATACCTCCACCTCCAAAAAATTTAAGTGTGGGTGGGCCACAAGGTTGATCTCCAGTTAGACAAGGATCTGATCTTCTTAGATTTTTAGGAGTTAGTGCGTTAACTTCACTAATTGTCAAAAATCTTACTTTCTCATCACCATCAATAAAAATAAATTCTGTGTCTGGATTCAATTCTGCATACGCATTTGCATCAGAAACTGATACATTCTGAACATATCCATCAGTTTCGCTAATGTATCCTACTTTAATATTGTCAAATGAAGTTTGCGTTATTGGCATTATTCTAGACTCTCCTTAACTGTGTCATATATGATACTATGAGGTGTAGTTGTATGTGCGATACCAACCATTTTAACAACACTTCCATCTTCTCTTTGATGAATATGAAAATCTCCATAATAAGGTTGACCATTCACATAACCAACAAGATTAGTCAATTCTTTTTCTCTAGTTCTAGGTTTAGCAAATACTTTCTTTATTTTAACACCTTCTTTACTAGAACTCAACTTTTCTACGCTAGTTCCATAAGATTTTCTCTCCTTTACAGTCTCTGAAGAATCTTTAGCAGATTCAGCAACTGATGACATGTTAGGTTTACCAGTTCCCGTGCCTCCACTTTGCATTGTGTGCTCATCATTTGGTGAACACTCTGGATCGGGATCACAATCAAATATTTTAGTTATTGAATTAACAAAATTTAATGCACTTACTATATCAAAACTCATACCACCTAATGCACCTAATCCTAAACCACTAGGTATTGATCCAGCAAGAGAACCTCCTCGATTAGCAATAGCGTTTAATATTCTTGGATTAATTGCTGCTAAACCACTGGCAGCACTAATTAAATTAGGTATATTACCAGATTTGATTGCCCCAAATGCATTTCCTATTCCACTTAAAATATTCTCGTCAATACCAAGTATGTTTGATGTTAAAGTTAATCCTGCTGCGATACCATTAGGGTCTGAATTATCATCAATTAAAGACAATGCCTCTGCAATCAATGTTTGGTTGTCTGGAGTGTTTTGACCAGCAGCATCAATGAGAGAAAGTAATCCAGAACCGTAATTACCATCTGCCCAAAAACGATTTGCACCTCCTACAGAATTAGGATCTATTCCAGCTCGATCTGCTACTGTTTGCGATATGCTTAAAACTAAATCTCCAGATGATAGAGATGCTAAAACATTATTTTCATTTATGGCATTATCAATTGTTCCACTATTTTCTGATCCAGTTTCAGTTGATGATCCTCCTAAAGAATTTTGAATTTCATCTACTACAGGGCCAATCGCACTATCAAATCCTGACATGATCGTATTGATAGTTCCTCCTAACACCTCACCAATTATCTCCTCAGTCTCGCAAAGTGGTGTGGGTCTATAAAATCCATCAGGAGTTGGAGGTGGAACATCACCAGAACCAGGTGTGTCTAATACAGGAACGCTCGGTATTACTAATGAAGTGCTGACACCAGCAACTCCTGCTTCAGATGTGGCAACATTAGAAGATGCTTGCTCTGCCTTTTTCTTTTTTCTATCGAATGCTTTCTTTAATGCAGCAGCGATTAATCCTGCGAGTGCAAGGCCTGCCAACCCATTAAACATACAAGCAATTTTTTCTAGACCCTCTACTTTTTTATTCAATAATTCTAAAGAATGAGATGGTGGAGCAAGATTCTCTAAAGGTGCGAGTTTTTCATTAAACTGTTTAGTCGTAAACTGTTGAAGTTTATTCATTGTGCCCTTCATAAATTTTGACATCTCTTGAGATGCATCTTCAATCGCTTTGTCTATGTCTTTATTATTCTGCACAATTGGTAAACCAGCAGCAAGATCAGCGTCTCTAAGAGAATTCTGAAATTTTTCAATCTTAACAGTTAGTTTTTGTATAACAGTTTGTATATTTTTTGTATCAGATTGTGTATCTGGATTGGGGCAACCAAGTGTATGTTTTTCCTCTAAAACAGCATCATTTTTTTCATCAGCAGTGGTCTTTAAATTATTTGCATCTGACGATTCTTTTGTTATGTTTTCTTTTGATGGTGAACTATATGCTTCATTTCCCGCTTGCTTTGGTGCAAGATCCCCATCTTTAAGTTTCTTTTGTTCGTTAGGTTCTGGATCTAACATTTTAGCGAAGAAACTCACTGGAGAGAAGTTCTTTCCACCACTACCCTCAGTTCCCATTTTTCTCTCAAGTTTAGTCTTAGCATTGTTACCAAGACAACCCATGATTATAGGAGTCTGTTGATCTTTTCCATCAAGAAAGAAACCAAATACAAAACTTCCTTGTTTGATCGCAGGTGTTTGATATGATCCACCATGACCTGTTCCAGCAGTCACGGGATACATCACTTGAGCCCAAGGAAGTTGTTCTGCCGTTACATCAGATTCATCTTGATCATGATGACCTATAATTCTAACCTTATATCGATATCCCCATGCTGGCATCTCTGAAATTTCTTCAAACTTACCAGGATTTTGATTTTCTCTCCACGTTGAATCGTCAGCAACTTGGCCTATAAACCAATAGAAACTGCCTCCTAAAAAACCAGGATTAAATAACGATGACGATTCCATGTTTGTTAGTCGTCATATACCAGACACTCTGGTTCATCAGGATGTATATCGCAGAATACTTCTAATACGTTTGGATCATGATGATCTCCTGCTTTGATTTCATCTTTATGATGTTCAACATATTCTTCTAAGTCATGCAACTCATCTTCGATATGATGACGCATGGGTTCAGAAGTTTTTGGATCTGCAAGGATCTCTTTGTCTTTTGCAATGTGGTCTTCTATGCTTTTCATAAGTTACCTCGTGCTATGATTACCTTTTCTGCCAAATGAATCTCTTGCTAAATTTAATTTAGTATAAGTTCCACCAGCATCGATAAAGTGGCATAAATCGGCTATAATATATAGACCACCACTCTCCCTATTCACTGTATCATCTTTCTCTGCTGAAACGGTAAATATATCAACAAATATTACATCTCCAGCATGCAAACTAAAATCTCCAGCGATAGTTACCTCCATCATACCAGAAAAAAGTTGATTATATCTACGGATAGATTGATTTAATGTTCTAACTGCCTCAAAATTAGGCAATGTGCTTCCATCTATCTGTGTTTGAGTATCACCATCAGGAAGTGTTCCACTATCAACCAAATATAGTGTGGTTCTGGTATAATCTTTTTGATCACTATCAAATTTAGAATTAAATTTAGGTAAATCTTTTCCTGCTAATTCAACATCCTCTTTAACCTCTTCAGCAGTTTGTTCTATTACTTCGTACTTACAATTATAGGCATCAAAGAGAACTATTTTAGTTTTGTAAGCACCCATGTTCATTTTTGATTGAACATTAATTGAATTATCTGATTTGTGTTCCAATATTTTTCCATCATAGCCAGCAGGAGTCACTTGTGTGTCGGTGCTGTTGTTAAAAATATATGATTTCTTTTTATCCTGTTTGAATAATCCTTCAATAGATTTAAAATGATAACCGTCAGCAGTTTCAAAGAAAAGAAATCCAGCACTACTGCCATCACTTTCTTGAGGAACTCCTTGTTTGGAAAGAAGATTTAGCATGTAAAAAGGTTTACGACCATTACCTATAAAATTATATCTGTTTGCTGTTTGTTCTATGTCTAATTTTTTTTCAGATTTCAATCTATCCGTAAATATTTTTTCAATACTATCAGATATAAGGCCATTTTCTCTAGTTCTACATCTGTTCTCACCCATTTCATTACGAATAAATTCCTCAGATACTAACTCTAAACTAATAACATTTTTAGATCCATCTTCATAGACTGGTGTTACTTTATTAACAATCATATCAATTTTGATTTTCTCCTCCTTATTATCCTCAAACTCCAATCTAAAATCTTCTGTTCCTATAATAGGTAAACCCTCTACTGCAGATTTACCTTCAATGGCATTTCCAACATCACTAAACACAACATATGCTTTAACACTATCCTGTAATATACTTTCATGATAAGTCAAACGAAGTATTCCATTCACCAAACTAACAGATTTTTCTGTATCTACGTTAGAAGTTATATCTGCCTTTGTGATGCTTGCTGGTGCTGAATTTTGTGTGCTATTACTCATGATATTATTTACCTCCGTATAATGCTAGTTCGGTGTCATCTAATATAACTGTTTTCACTTTTACACCACCACCTCTTCTTCTCTTAGATATCGTAGCTCTTCTGTTAGATCCTTGAATTGGAACTGGAATAATCGCAGCATCACCCTCACCACTCTCATAAGTTGTTTCTGCTGCCACTTCCTCTGCATTTCCACCATTCACTGTGGTTTGTTTATCATCAACAACTGCAGTATTGCTACCACCGTTAGTTACAGTTTCACCTCCATCCCTTTCACCAAAGAAAGATTTGAATAGTAAAGGATAGAACTTAAATGGATTAAGTATATTAAGGAGGTTAGGGAACTTATCTATTTGACCATCTTTACCTCCAGCAAATCCAAGACCCTCAAAGAAATCATATAAACCAAAAGTCTTAAGACCTTTAGTGAGTGCAGATCTAACACCAAGACCTGATTTTACATTAATCGGATCTGTTGTAAGCACATTGTTTATAAAGGCTTTGATTCCTCCACCAATCCAATCTGCTACCATCTTTCCTCCCTTGAAGAGAGTCATGAAGGTATCTTTTAATTTTTGACCAACACCTTCAATACCTTTACCCATCAATAATTCATATAACAAATCACCAACGAACACACCGATTGTCTCACCGATCAATGTTCCCAAAATAGGTATCGGTATGAATGTTCCAAGTGCACCACCTAGTGCAGCACCCAATCCTTTGAAAATGGCTTGAGATGCTGGTTCTCCTGATAGTAAAGACACAATGGTAACAACAAGAGGGCCTACAATGGGAACCTTTCCAAAGAACTTAGAAAGAAATGGTTTAGCACTTTTGAATGCAGGTGAGATAACTCCTGCTGCCTTACCAAATATCTTTGCAGCAAATCCACCTACTTTTGCCAAACCTTTAGATACTAATCCTTTTCCTGCTTGAAATATTTTTCCTGCTCCTTTAGCTAAGTTTGGGAAAAGTTTAGATATGACTTTACCAGCACCTTTAATAATATTCTTAGCAATTTTAAACGCATTTTTTATATTTCTTACGATTGCATCAAAAACTTTTGCTTTAAGTATCTTGAATATTAAAAACGAATTTATTAACGTCGTAAAGTTTTTAGTGAAAGTTCTGAATTTTTCAGCACCCTCCTCACCAAAAATGTTTCCAATTATTTTTTCTGCACCATCAACAAGTTTGTATCCAAAATCAACAGCACCTATTAGAGCATCAAGAATAAATCCAGCACCATCTATGAGAAAATTAAATACTTTTCCTGCACCCTTAAGAAGCCCAACCAATCCTTTAAGTTTAGGAGCAAACTCAATTAATTTCATTATAACAATACCGTATATAAACTTCGTGATGAATCCAAA